TGTTTCCTCTGTGACAAGGGATGCCTCTACAACAAGAGAGGAAAAGAGGCGTTCGGGTTTATCAAGCAGAATTATCCCAGAGCATATTCGAAAAGAAGTTAATGGTAAGATTGTCGATTTAAGTGTTTCTCCGTTTATTGCGACACAGGGACTAACACTAGATGCGTATGGTATGAAACCATTAACTCAGGTAAATTGCTTCTTTGATGATGTCAATGTAGATGAACATTGTTCCAGAACTGGAGGAGTGGTTGGACCATTTACTACAGACAAGAATGGTAATTTGTTGGAAGTAACACTTACAATTCCATCAAATACATTTGAAACTGGAGCAAAGAATATTAGATTTGTAGATGATTCTGGAAACAAACTAAACAACGCAACAACATCTGCTGATGGTGTTTTGTATGCTGAAGGAATTTCAGAAAGAAGAGAAAACGAGATTGTTGCAACAAGACCAGTTCACAAAAGAAGACAAACCGTAAAGAGTGAACAGATAATTGCAAATCCATATATGAGAAGAAAGTCTCTTGATGTTTCCAAATATACAAATTGGATAGACCCACTCTCACAAATTTTCTATGTTGATGAGATTAAATATCCAAATGGAATTTTCTTAGATTCTGTAGATTTGTATTTTTCATCAACAGACGAAAATATTCCAGTCAAGGTTGATATAAGACCAACTGTAAATGGAGTTCCTTCTCCATCTGTAATTGTTCCGTTTTCTGAAGTCTGGAAGATGAATTGTTCATCGGATGAAACATCTGCTACAATTGCAACTCCCTTTGCATTCAGTAGTCCAGTTTACTTGTCACCAGGCGAATATGCGATTTGTATTTCTGCAAACAGTGCAAACTATAAATTACATGCTGCCAAACTTGGAGATGATTCTATTGAAGGACTGGAAGGAATTAATTTCCCACTCTATACTGGTGCATTGTTTAATGCAACAAACAGCAGAGAAGCAGAACCAGATTCGACATTAAACCTAAAATATAAATTAAATAAATCTGTATTTCATACTGATGGAGCGAGTACAATTGTTGAGTTTGAAAATGATGGTTCTGTGGGTATTGTTTTTGATGAATATCAACTAAATTCAAGTGTGGGAACACCACTAGGAACAGGAATTACATACGCTTCGATGGAGTTTGATAATGGTGATTCTATATTAACAGGAAAGACAGAATCACTTAATAGTGGTTCTTGGACAATTAATAATACTACACAGGGTGGTAATGAGGGACAGACAAAAGTTTCTGTTACACTCTCTGGAGATAATGAAACTAATACTGACATATCACCCATGTTGGACACCAAGTATCTAAATTTAGTTTGCATTGAAAATAAAATCAATGATGAATATGTTGAAGGTACAGAAAATTCAAATGATGAACTAAATGCATATGGAACAGCAAGGTCTGGTAATGCAAAGTATATCACCAGAAGAGTAACTCTCCAAGATGATTTTGAAGCAAAGAATATTAAAGTATTCTTAGATTTAAATCAACAAGAAGATACTAGTATTGAGGTATATACCAAATTTACATCAAAGGTGGACGAGACAGATTTTGATGATGTGGGTTATAGTAAAATGATTGCTGAAAATAATTCTGATGAATTTACATCAGAAAATGAATTTGATTTTAGAGAGGTATCTTACACATTATTCGAAGATGAATCTGCCGCTCCATTGGATACAGATAGGATTAAATCTTTTGCAGTTAAAATAGTAATGTTTAGAGAAGATGGCTCTGCGTTTATTCCAAAAATAAAGGACTTGAGAATTGTCGCTCTCGATTCATAAATGTATAAAAGAAATGATTACATAAGAGATGAGCGTTCTGGTGCATTACTCCGAAAGGATAAAAATGCACTAAATGAACACAGAAATAGAAAAAACGAACATCAGAGAATAGAAGAGACAGAAAAAGAAATACATAGTTTGAAAAAAGAAATTTCTGATTTAAAAGAAATGTTGATTGCAATTAAAGGGATTAATAGATGA